AGCCGTAGGAGCTACTCCAGTTACTACTTCTACTATGACTGCTACTACAGCTGCAGATGCTGTTAAAGCGGCCACTGAGGGTGCTACAGCTGCCACAGGTACTGTCTCTGCTGAAGGTGTAGTACAAGCTGCTACGAAAGATCCTACGACCACTGATGTATCAACTATAACTGCGGCTCAAGGTACAGCTACAGTGATGGATAATCCAGTACAAAGAGAAATACAACAAGGTGAATTAATATCAGGTGTAGCTGATGCCGCTAAAGCATCTGAATTTAGTGAACAGATACAAGCGGCTACTGCTACAGCATCAGATAAAGCTACTGTTAAAGGTCAGCTTGATGATCTTATGCAAGACTTTGAAGGTGGAGCTACACCTACATGGGCGGCTGGAGCAATGCGTATTGCTAATGCTCAGATGGCGGCTAGAGGTTTAGGTACTTCATCAATGGCAGGTCAAGCTATTATACAAGCAGCTATGGAATCAGCATTACCTATAGCTATGCAGGATGCTCAAACTGTCGCAGGTTTTGAGATGCAGAACTTGTCAAACAGACAACAACGTGCTATGCTTGCCGCACAACAACGTGCTACATTTATAGGACAAGAGTTTGATCAAGCTTTCCAAGCTCGTGTTGCTAACTCAGCTAAGATTTCTGATATAGCTAACATGAACTTTACAGCTGAACAATCAGTTGCTCTTGAAAACTCACGTAATGCTAATACGATGAATCTAAATAATCTAAGTAATAGTCAGGCTATGCTTATGGCTCAAGCTTCATCTATTGCTAACTTAGAACAACAGAATTTATCTAACCAACAACAAGCTGCTGTAACTAATGCTAAAGCTTTCTTAGACATGGATATGGCTAACTTAAACAACAATCAACAGATGGAGATGTTTAAGTCTCAACAAATAATACAGTCTTTGTTTACAGATCAAGCGGCTGATAATGCAGCTAAACAATTCAATGCTTCATCTGAAACACAAACTAAACAGTTCATGGCTAATCTTCAGTTACAAACACAGCAGTTTAATGCTACACAACTTAATACAACACAACAGTTTAACTCTGGTGTAACTAATGCCGCTAGACAGTTTAATGCTCAGGTAGAAAATCAACGTAAAGAGTTCAATGCAAAGAACGCTTTAGTTATAGCCCAAGCTAATGCTCAGTGGAGACAGAACGTAGCTACATATAATTCACAGGCACAGAACCAAGCCAACATGCAACAAGCTCAAGCAGCTAATGCCTTTACTCAAGGTACTATAGATCAGATATGGCAACGTGAACGTGATCTCATGGACTATGCATACAAAGGTGCTGAAGCTTCTAAAACTCGTGCACTGGATATATTGTTAGCTGATAAGAAATATGAAGAGTATCAAAAGGTTAGAGATACACAAGAAGAATCAGATAAGTGGGCAGTGTTCACAAAATTTGGATTAGATCTGATAGGAGGTATTTAATATGAGTCTACAATACAAAGAGTTATTACAACTAGCCAGACAAAAACTAACTCCTAGTGAGGATGCTAACTCTAGTGAGCCTATGGATAAAAACTTGATGTTGAGAGATGGCTTGATGTCTAAAAAATCTAAAGATGAAGAAGAACAACCTTCAGTAGATAATATGTCTAACATCTATAAGAAAGTTATCAACTATAATAACGAATTAAAAAATGAAGTGGTTAGCTATGAAGACACTTTACCTGTAGGTGAAGCGGCTGGCATGGTATTAGTAGATGATAAACCTAAAGTTGATTTTAAGGTTAGTGAAGTAGGTATGAATTTAATGGGAGACTTAGAAGAAACTCTAGGTCTTACTAAAGAACAAGCCGCAGGTTTTGTAGCTAACCTAGATCATGAAACTCTAGGCTTTAAGTTTATGCAAGAGATAAAGCCTACTGTTAAAGGTTCTAAAGGTGGTTATGGTTTTGCACAGTGGACAGGATCAAGACGTAAAGAGTTTGAAGCTTGGGCACAAAAGAATAATGCACCTATAAATTCTTATGAAGCTAACTTTGGTTATCTAATACATGAGATACGTAATACACCTGAAGGTAGGTTTATGAAAGACTTAGAAAAAACAACAACTGCTAAAGAAGCAGCAAGAGTTGTATCTGAAAAGTATCTACGTCCAGGAAAACCTAATCTAAAATCAAGGTTTGATAAAGCTGAAAAATATAATAAAGGATCACAATAATGTTTAGTGCACCTATTCCTGGGCAGTCATTGACCTCAGAACCAAAGAACTCTCCTTGGGAAAACCCACCGCAGATGACTACACCAGAAGAAGCTGTGATGTGGCACATTGAAAGATTAGGTAAGCCTAAGAAAGTAAAGTCTGTCGTAGGATTATTATCACTAGACTTAGATGTTGTAACAATGACTGAGGGTATTCTTCGTGGTGCTGTTGCTGAAGGTAGACACAGTGTAGACGTAAGCTTAATCATTGCACCTATTATACATGAATATATAAAAGGTATTGGAGATGCAGCTAAGATAGATTATAATGAAGGTCTAGATGATGGTGAAGAAGATCTAAATTATGATGATATAAATATGGCTATGCGTGAAAAAGAAGCGGAACAAATACTTAAAGATATTAAAAATAATAAAAAAATAGATTTATCTCCACTAGAAGAAGATGTTACTTTACAAGAAGAACCTATGGTGGAAGAACCAAAAGAAGAAGAACCTAAACCAATGGGTCTTATGTCACGGAGGAATGTATAATGGTTAACTGGAGTGGCGTTAAGTCTGGTATGGAAATGTATCAGAAAGATAAACTTGATAATGAAGCATTAGAAATTGCTAAATCATCTGAGGCTCGTGCAGAGGAGTTATTTGGATTAACTAAAAAAACTACTCTAGCAGAGTTAGCTAAGACTATAAAAAGTATTGCTCAAGGTGGTGGTAATACTATGCCAGGAATAAGTGGTGGAGGTTCTAAAGGTTCTGCATCTGACTTATCTACTGAACAAATGATGACAGTTCTTACTGATGTTTATGATATGGATGATAAACTTTTAACAGATGTATATAGTGCTGGAAAAACAAAGCTAGGTAGTTATACCAACATTAAAAAAATATTTGATGAAGCAAAAAAATATACTGAAAAAATGAGTACTGGAAAATATGTAGGTTCAGAAGGTGCGTTAGGTAGTATGATATCTAATGCTGTAATAATGAATGGTACAGAGAATGAATATGATTGGGATGCAATAGAATCTCAGTTAGGTTTTACTGTAGATGAAGCTATGCGAGATTCAATAGGTACTAGTTACTCTACTCCAGGTGCAGTATATATCAAACCCCCCTCACTTACCGATAAAATTAGTGTTAGTGATATAGGTACTATTAAAGAGGAGGCTATTTCTGCAGGTATAGGTGCTGCTAATGACGAGAAGATTATTCTCGCTGATGAACTCTCAAAAATTGTGCAGAAGAAAAAGGACAAAGGATTTCTTTCAGATGAAGATAAATTTATTGAGAGTTGGATAATAAAAAGAAATCTAATAGTAGAAGATGCTATTAAAGATCATGGTAAGAAAAGTTATGCAGGTATTATATCTTTATATGGTCAGCAAATAGAACCACTTAAAGAGTATTTTAATGCTGAGTCAGCACCATTTGGGCCAGACTTTAAAGGTAATAATAAAGAGCCTATAAAAATAGGTGATATAAATATGCATCGTGAGCTTGTGACTAGAGGTTTAATACAACAAAGAGATCCAGTTACTTATGTTAATAAAGATGGTAAAACTATTTTAAGATATTTTGATAACGCAGGTTCTTTAATTGAAGAAGAGTTAAAATAAATAATGACAGATCTAGAGCTATTCTTAAGTGGTGAAAACCCTACTCCAAAACCTATACAAAAAACATTAGAACAAACTAATGTTGAGGTTGAGGAAGTACCTATTAATAACCTAACAAAAGGTAAAACAGATTTAGAGTTATTCTTAAGTGGATCTCAAGATGAGGAAGTTGTAGGCCTAGATAATATATTTAAAGAGTATGGAAGAAAGCTTGTAAAAAAAGATATTTTGGAAGACCCCAGATTAATGGACACTGTTTATTCTAGTCTAGAAGCTAGGTATAAACCTGCAAGTACATTAGGTACAGCTTATCGTGGAGTTACTGCTCTCAGTGGTGGAGATACTGGAGGTGGTGCTTTTGGCCCTAGAGATTACAGAAAGATGGATAAGGATGAAGCATTTGAAATATGGCAAAACTATCAACGTTCCTTTGTAGGAGGTCAGTCTATAACAACAGCTAATGAAGTTGGTTATGGTTTACAGTCTAATGATGATGTAAAAAATAAACTAGGTGCAGGGTATTTGTTATTTGATCAGATGGATAATGCTTTTACAGGTGCTGGTACTTGGTCTGAAACAGGTGATGCTATTAGAGATTACGCTAAAGCAGGATTTGTTGATCCTACTACAATACTAACACTAGGCCTTGGTAAAGTATTTTCACTTGGTGCAAGTAAAGCTAGTGGTTATGCAGCACGTTCCCTTATGATTAAAGGTTATCAAGAGTTTATAAAAAAAGGTATGTCTAAGACTGCTGCACGTAAAGCTGTAGCTAATACTATAGTAAAAGCAGCTCCTTACTCTGCCGCTGAGATGGCACTTAATGTAGGTGTTGATGTTGCTTATCAATCTCAATTAATGAATGTAGATGTTCAAGAAGAATATAGTGCTGCTCAATCAGCTTTTGCTGCAGCTGGTTCTATGATAGTACCTTCAATAGCTGTGGGTACAAACTTAGCTAAAGCATTTCGTAAGAGTTCTTATATGGAGAATACTTGGATAGCACATAAAGAGTTTGATAAAAACTTACTGACACTATCTAAAAAAGAAGCTTATGATGAACTTAGAAAAAGAGTAGATAAAAAGTCTATTATAGATTCTGTCACTGATAATTTTGGTAGAGTTAAAGGTAACTCTAAAGAATTTTTAAACTGGGACGAAGCTAAGATAGATGCTAAAACTGGTATGTTAGCTAGAGGTGAAAAAGAAACTGACATAGAATTAATAGATTCGTTTTATAAGCGTTTCTTTTTTGGTGATAGTAGTGCAAATAAAAAAGGTTACTACGAGTCTCTTAAAGATGCTGGTTTTGTAGTTCATAAGTCTATGTTAGAAGATAATACTGTTACAGGAGTATGGGGTCAATCTATTAAAGATTTTATGACTGATGAAGCAGCTGAAAAAATTATGAAATCTTTTGAAAAATCTACTGGAGATAAACTAGGTATTGCATACACAGCAGAGGCTTTAGGTCAAAACTTTATTAGTCGTACAAGTACTGCTGGTAGTATAATGTGGACACCTTCTCAACTAAGTAGGTTAGAGAACTCAGGGATAATTAATGTTAATGATGCAATGAAATCTTTCGGTGTTAAGTCTAAAGGTGAAGATAAAAAAAGAACTCAGTTTGCCTTAAGTGTTTACAAAAGATTATTAACATCTCACTTAAGTACGACAGGTGCAAACATAAAAGGTTTTGGTCAGTTAGTTAGTATAAATACAGCTGCGGATTTTGCTACAGCAGCTACTAATTATGGGCAAGGTAAATTCTTTAGTCTTATAGGTGATGTAGATAATGCAGTAAAATATAATAATAGGGCATGGGGTTCATTGGTAGGTGCTGTACGCAGAGGTGCTTCTGCTTTCTCTCCTGAACTTGAGTTCAACTATGCAAAATTAATATTAGAACAATCGCCAGAAACAATTACAAAATTATTCCGTGATGTTGCAGGTGACGGTGGTGTCAATGATGCTCTTAAACATTTTGATCTTGAAGGTAGTAAGGTTGCAAAAGGCATTGACTCTGTTACCAGAGGTGCTCAAACATATACTATGGTTAGGATGCAAGATGAGTTAACTAAGACTTGGTCGTTTGGTAATAATGTAAACCAAGCTATAATGCGTGAATATGGTGAGTTACCTGAAACATTTTTTGCAAGATCAGATGCAGCATTAGAAATGGCTACTGATAAATTTAAAATTAATGTATTAGAAAAGGCTACCTTTCGTACACTACGTGAAACAGCTTCTGTTAATTGGTCAACTTTACCTGCTAATAATTTTCTTAGATCTGCTGCAACTTACATAGAAAAATTTACAAATAAAAATTTAATAGGTGGTTTTTTAGTACCGTTTGGTAGTTTTTTAAATACAACTTTAGCGACAGCTGCTGACTTAAGTGGTGTTAATTCTATGAGGTATGGTCTATCTGAATTAGGTAGACAAACTGGAAAAGGTTACAAAAAACTTAGGGGTACTGATAAAGAAAATATTTTATCTGAAATAAAAGAATTAGATTTTGTTACACAAGAAGGTGCTGAGATTTTTGGTAAGCAAGTTGCAGGTTGGACTGCAATTTCTTTAGCTTTTGTAGGATTTAAACCTGACGATCCTAATAGTGAGAGACAAAAAATAAAGACTGGGATGTCTTGGAATCAAATAAGAAGAGATGATGGATCAATAGCAGATGTCGCATATGACTGGCCTTACTCAACTATAAGACTTACAGGTAGAATACTTGCACATGCTCAGGGTGAGAGTAATAACCTAAAAGATTTCTCTTGGTCAGAAATACCAGAGGATCTTCTAAAAGAACTAGGAAATCAGTTAGGTGGTCAAGCTATACGTGACCTAACAGACTTTGAAAAATCATTGAGTGAGTATGGACAAGCTATTATAGAGGCTGCATCTGATTCTAGTAAGGAGGGTAAGGTATTAAATCTTACTAATAAAATACTAGGCCCTCCCTTAAGTAAGGTAGTACAAGGAGCTTCACGTCCTATAGATCCTATAAATCAATTTTATGGTATGCTAACAGACTCTAATATGTTACCAGATTTAAAACAAGGTAGTGCTAATTACAACAAGAGTTTAAAGTATGTAAACCATATATTTTCTAAGTTATCTAATGTATCTGAGATGCAGAGAAAAGCTACTCCAACTAAAGGTACTGATAGATATACAGATCAAGGTAAGCAGATACTAGGTGTACGTAGTTTACCTGAAAATAGTTTATTTCAATATATGTTAAATTCTGCAGGTAAAGCTGAGTGGAGGGCTATAAGTTTTAAAGGCCCTGCTGTAATAAAAAATCATATGAATGCATTAATAGCACCTGCATTAGAAGAACAGTCTCGAAAACTTCTCGAACAAAACCCTGACTTTTTAGAAAGGAATACGGAGCAAAAAGAAGAGATAATAAAAAGAATAGTTCAAGAGGCAAAGAAAAGTGTTGATAAGACTATGAAGCTCTCTGAACTACCTAGGTCTTTACAAATGGTTAGAACCTTATCACAAAATAAAGATAAGGTTCAAAAGGTAATGGACTATTTAGAAATAGATGGTAAACTAGAAGACCTATTAGAAGAAGAAAACGGTTTTGAAATGTTAACTAAGATTGACAGCCTCGTAAAAAACTACGATCAAATATTCACAGGTTCACTTAACCTGGACTAATCATCATCATCTTCTAAGATGTGATCAGCCCAACCATAAGCTTCACGTTTAACTTCCTCAGTACGACCAGTACCCCTACCACTTGCTAGTATACCCGACAAGGCTTGACCTGTCAGGTATAGGCGAGAGGTTAGGGGTTTTTCTTTTGGCCTATTCTTTTTAGTGTAGGCCTTGGCTTCCTCTTCTAGAGGTGGTAAATTATTCTGCTCTGCTTTAGTTGGTCTGCCCATGTATCACCTTATTTATATTTTTCTGATTGTGCCTCAATCATCTTATCAAGATACCATCTTGCTTTCTTAGTATCTTCTAAGGGGTTTCCTTTATAGGATGCCCTATGATTATACTTAGTAACATTACCTTTACAGTAAGCAATGAATCCATCGAGACCTAACACCTGTCTAATGTAATCAATACATTCTATGTTACCTTGATTGTAGTGTGCAGGTTTTTCTACAGGATCGTAAGTAGGTTGGTCTTTCATTATATTAAACTCCTTCCATTTAGCCATTATGTATTTACCAACTCTGCTGATGTATAAGGTATGTGAAAGAATAGTTCACCTTTTTGTATGTACCTACCCTTAGCCTCTGCTAAACTTTCTTTAGTTAGCAACGTATCTTTAATACGCCATACTTGTTTCATGTCTTCACGGAACACATAGAAATTTAACACCCCATTTGTACCATCATACTTATCCAGTAAACGTTGCTTACGTTCTGGTATACGGATCTCAGACCAATGTGTAGGCCAATCTTCTTTCCAAGCTACTTTGACTTCAGCTTCGTTGAAATATGTGTAGCCATCTTTTTGAGAGACGACATCTACAAAATAGTTTTCTTCGGTATTAACTATAGTATGTCCTTTTGATTCCAAAAGTTTGACCAAAGTATCTTTAGCTTTCTTATCGTAAGCTTGATATAATGCTCGGCTAAAGTTCTTTCTTACTGGTTTCATTTAGGTATTCCTTTAGTTCTGTGTAGCCCCCAAGGTGAGTGCCATCTGGTTTAAATATTTGTGGTACTGTAGTGTACCCTGATTTGCGCATTAAAGTCAACAACCATTTACTACTTGCTGACTGTACGTTGTATGTTGTTACCTGACTTCCTGCAACACCTCTTAGTAATTGTAAAGAGGCATCACAGAAGTTACATTCGTTTCTAGTTATTACTATCCACATTAAACTAAGTCAACAATCTCACAACTATCACCACTACATGCTAGTGTCTGACTACCTGCTGTATTATCTTCTTGTTCATACTCAGATAACTTATCCCAATCAATACTATCAGGCATCTTATCTAAAAGAATATGATAGTCTGTAGCTAAACAGTCTTGATAAGGTGCTTGCTGATATGTGTGTTCATTGAATGGTAAGAATGATACACCTGACATCTCATCAAAATGTTTGTACACAAATGCACCTACCTCAAACCATTCGTTATTCTTTACATTAATAGTAACAGATGGTTTATGTTCACACCATGATCGTTGATAAGCTAACCACATCTCTAGCTGTTCTATAGCAGACATGTCAGCAGTAACTGTTGCACCATCTGGAGCTTTCATAGGGAAGCTAAACACAGTAGTCTGGTCAGGCTTCATCACGTCTGGCTCATTAGGTATACCTTGATCCATCATGAACTGTGTCAACGGGTCTTTGTTGTCTCCACGTACAGTGCGAATATAATAGGCTGAGTGACGAGCGTGAATGCCACTGCTAGAGTCAACCAGTTGGCTGACAGTACCGCTTGGTTTAACACAGCTGATAGCAGTACTGACAGGGATATCAAGGCGTTCAGCCCACTTAGCATTAGTAGCAACGGCGATTTGTTTGAGGTGTTCAAGAGTTTTCTCCAGTCCTTTGTTAGCCTTTGTAGTTAAAGGGTTGTCCATAATACCTGTCATAGATACACCAAGTAATCTTTCTTCTTCGGTGTTATTCTGCCATGACTTACGTAGGTAAGGGAACTTAGTGAATGATGATTGTATTGTACCTAAGATAGTAGCTATACGTACCTTACGTTCTAAGTCTTCTGAACTATCAGTAGCTCTTACAACTACCTCTGTTAGATTACAGAACTGATTAGGCCGTAAAATTATTTCACTACATGGGTTAGTCCCAAACTCAAAGTTAGGGTCACGTCTGCCATTCTTAGCTGCTTGTTTCTTAGATGCTTGTCTGTTGAAGATACCACGTTCACCTGATCCTGACTCAACCAAAGCCATCCACTCACGCATGAAAGATAAACTGTCAGGCTTCTCAGTATATGACACAGAGTTGTTAGCCAAGGCACGTTGAGGATCATTGTCCCACCATGAGCCTGACTTAGCGTGTCTCATACGATCATCAGATAGATTAGATAGAGAGATCATAGCTGACCTACGTACACCACCTACTACAACTACCTCACCAATCTTACACATGATGTCGTGACATTCTAGTGATGATAGCTTACGTCCTTTAGCATCTTTGAATGTCTTAATAACGAAGTTAAATAAATCAATCAAAGGCATTGGGCCTGATGCTCTACCACCAAATGTCTTTAGCTTTGCACCTGCAGGTCGTACCTTAGATACATCCCATCTAGGTATCTCACCACTATAAAGTAATGCAACCATTTGACGTAGTGATTTAGCCCAACCTTCTTTACTATCTTTAACTACGATAGTTGTTTCACTCTCATACAAAAGCTCAGGAACTTCTGGTAACTTCTGTACTGATTGACGTTCAACAGAGAAGCCAACACCAGTACCACACAGTAGAATAAACATAGCTTCATCAAACGCTTTAACATCATCTACAGCTAGGTAAGAACAGTTGTAACCTGCTGTATTGTCACGAGCTAAAGCAGGGCCAGCAGTCATCAATGCTCTCATAGAAGGCATTACTTCTAGTCCTAGTATAGCTTGTTCAATCTCAGCTATCTGCTTAGGGTTATCACCTAATGCTGGACGTACTAAGTTCTTCATGTAACGATCTACTGTTTCACTCCAGGTTTCCCTGCGGCCTTCATCATCAAGCCAACGTGCATAACGTGACTTATGTATAAAGGATTGATAATCGGTTGGTAGTATGTTGTTCATCTATTATCTCCTGATCCTTTTATTTTATTTCTATCTTGCCTACTGGTAAGCTTCTCAATATTTATATCTGCAATCTCATCTAGGTTATACCCTATATCATTTGCAAGATTACTTAGATACCACAGAACATCTCCTAGTTCTTTAGCAACTTCATGTCTGTTAAAAGTACCATCACGTACTTGTTTCTTAACCTTCTCAGCTACCTCACCAGCTTCACCACAAAGCCCCAACGTAGGGTATAGGACTTTGTGGGTTGCAGGGTAAATAGCAAAGCTTACAGCTTTTCTTTGGTATTCTCTAAAGCCAATAGCCATATTTTTTCCTTTGCTTTTATGTATTTAATTTTTTAAAGACTCTTTTAATTTATCAAGCTTCATTGTTTGTACAGCTTGCACACACTGAGTTATATGATCTAATAATGATAAAGCATTTTGTCCATTACGTAATGTAGTTACCTCTGTTAGTTGATCTTCAGATAATTTATCTTGATCATACTCCGTGTCGTCAATAGTTATTTTAGTCATGCTGTTTTACCTCACAGTCAGTTACATTTATATCATCTATATCATACAGATGATCTCGAATTACCTCACCTAATACGGCAAGATTATACTTAGGGTCAACCTCTAAAAAGTTTGCAGTTGGGTCAACCTTAATTATTAAATTAATTTCATAGAGCAAAGTGAAAGCTCCTAGTTATATTTAAGTTGATAGACAAGTCAAGAATCATTTGTGTATCCTGATATTATTAATGGTTCTATACTGTCATAGAAATAAGATGACCATTCGTATGCGTCATTGAGTTCTTCAAAATAAAAGTTACCATCGAACACATCACCATCTACTTCTGCCTTACATACTAACACGAAGTTAGCATCATCAGGCCAATCATCACTATCAGGAGTATCATCTCTAGATGTTGGCCCAGATATTATACCCCAAATTTTAACACTCATTTTTTCCAGTTCCTTAATAGCTCCATGTAATGATCTATACTTATCATAACTATCCATGGTTGTCTATCGGATCTATAAAAAACTACAGGCTCACCTTTGGCATGATTACTTGCTTGATCTATGTAACCATACGCAGTCTTGAAGCCAGACTTACGCCTCTTAACTTCTATTGTAATAGGCATAGTCTTACGTGCGGCAGGTGATAACTGTATATCCTCACCTGAGTCGCCCATAGTGGTTGACTTGATGTCATCTGGTTCAAACTCAGGGAATGTTTCAAGTAACTTATCTCTGACTTCTTGTTGACCAGTTCTACCTTTGGCTTTACCCGCCCTCGACATCAAAGATCTCCTCTACATTAGGTTCTTTCTCAACATGTACTAAGTATTCAACACCATAAGAGTATTGGAACTTACGTGCATTAGGCCAACAAAGGTTCTTGAAGTCACAGAATGTACATGCCCTAGCTAACTTAGTATTAGGACTAGTTTTGCTGGCAGGTACTGGTGATATACGTTCATCAGGTATTTTACCTGCAACCAATGATTTAGCATATAACATATCCTTCTTCTTAGTCTTCAGTTCTTTACTGAAATCATACCTATCAAGACACATCTCACCTGTAACCTTATTGATTACAAGGAATGCACCTTCTTTTTTATTTGTTACGAGTGGATCTTCTTTACCTGCATAAACATAGGACGACAACTGAGACACATATCCAAAAGGATCTTCTTCTCTCAGCTTACCTTCTTTAAACTTCTTGAATGAGAAGGGGCTAGCTGTCTTAACATCCACAGTCATACCATCTATAACAGCATCACGATGTCCCTTAATACCATGCACAGATAGTCTATCTTGCATACCTACACAAGAGTGACCAGAGGCTTTCACCATAGCTAGTATCAACTCTTCTATCATATCACCATAGAAGAACATCAAGTACTTCTCAGCCTTGAGTTTGATACCTTCTTGTGCTTTGTTTACTTTGTACCACAACTTTCTGTCGCAGTCTGTACCAACACCAGATAAGGATAAGTATCCTCTTGGTGCTTGGGGTTTACTAAATCTTGCAAGAGCTGTATCAGAGACAGCCTTACCCATCTCAGAACTGATAGCTTCATTCCAACCACCAACTCCTAAGAGAACACCCTCAAGATCTTTTATTAATGTATCTATTGTTTTCATATTAACTCCTCAGTTAAAAAGTGGGGTAGGAAGAAAGGAAAGGAAACACCTACCCCACAAGTTGTGCTTAGAACAGTACCTCGTTCCCAGCTACAGGTTCAGATTGGGTATCAGATGGAGGAGATTCATCTGAGTCTGGAACATATTCAACATGCTCTAATACTTTAACCTTATCTAAACGTGTTCCTACAATACCTGACATCTTAGTGTCATATACTGATAGTAATACTTCTACTGTAGAACCATTACCAATAGTTCCATCTAACTCATAGTCCCAAGCTGTATCATCTGCTTTAACAACTACAGGTGCGCCACTGTCCCAGTCACGTCCTGTATCAAACTTGCGTACAAACTTTACCTTGTGTCCTCTACCTTGTAGATCAGGTGAGCCTTTCTTAATAGACCGAGATGCTTTTAGTGCCATCATATTATCTTCATCTAAGATAACATCAATAGTACATGCACCACCACATGCTTCATAAGCACCTTGGTATCCTTGCATATCACGGTTCTGAGTGAAGACCTTTGCCCACTCACCGATGCCTGTTAATTTTACTTTTCTTGTTGCCATATTGGACTCCATTATTGTTAATGTATTTCACTATACGTGTTACCGTACTGTACGTCAATACCAAGGTCAACATTTAATTTGAGTTCTTGGTTAACTTTTTCAATAGCCCAGTTAAGTGTTGCAGTATGATCACTCTCATCACCTACCTTAACTTGGTTAATTGACTCGTCGTGAAACTGCCCAAGTATATTGGGACGTTTCGTCATGTAGTATGCTACCCACTTGTCAAAGCAGTAAGCACCTGTTGATTGATTGAGTGTAGAGAATACATCTTTCTCATACCTTAGACTGTGCCAGAACTGACTGACAGGGTTCTGTACCCACATCTCACCATTGATTGTACGAACTGACTGAGACTCAGAGAAAGCTTTTACTGACCAGTTACGATCCCAATATGCAGATAACAAAGCAGCTGCTTCATAGACTGGCATACCTGTGGTACGTGATAACTTAGGTGCGCCAACTCCATAGGTAGCAGAGTAGTTCACCACCTTGTAGTTCTTACGTAAAGACTTTAGTGAAGTCTTACCTGAGTTGTGATCATCTATTTGCTTTTGAGTTACAGCTCCAGCATGTTTAGCTAGGTCAAGGTGAGGGTCGAAGCCTTCCTTAGACATCTCTTCAACATAATCTGGGTCGTAAGGTTTCATGTAATGACGCTTAGTCGTATCCTCTAGGGATGTCATATCAGCACCACACAATACATAACCATCATCTGCTATCAAGCAACCACGTATCTCTTTACCCCAAGGCTTATCAACACCTGGGAGATTTACTAATGGCTTCCTATGCTTGAAGCGTAACGTGTTAGTAAGACCTGCAATACCTGCCTTAACATATCCATTACGTTCACACTCAACGAATGCTTGGAAGATAGATAGTCTGTGTTGTATAACAGTGAGACCATCAAGGACAGAGACAGAGTTGTTAGTCTTTGTTAGTAGCTTTACTGAGTCAGTAAGCTCACCATCCTTACGTACTTGAGGTATAGTTCTCTCACTACCATCATCTTCTTTAACATACTTATGTGTACAAGGATTCCAACCTAGTGAGTACAACCAATCCTTAACCTGTTCAGAAGAGTTAGGGTTAGGTTCTTCCCAACCTTTGACGACAGATATAGGATCGTCATGATGGTTAGGTAGGTTATGTTCTGACAACAGGTCAAACCATTTTTGTCCATGAGAAGAAGGTGTACCATCTTTCTTGAAACAAACTTTAGGTTTACGTTTGATTGCCATGACCTTACGTCTAGGCATAACAGTCTTAAGTTCTTCTACTCTGGACACCTGTTGCTCAACCAATGTTGCAATACTAGATTCAGCTAAAGCTTTATCTAATCTCCAACCAACTCTCTCAGCTGATGAAGCACAACGCATCTTGAACTCTAAATATCTAAAGAATTTATCTAGTAACATATTGTCGTTATAGATAAACTTAAAACGTTTAAGTAAGTTACACCACAATGCCCAGTTAATACGTACATCCTCTGAACAACGATGGGCATACTCTTCTTGAGTAAGATTGTGCCAATCATCTATCACAGGTTTAGGTATACCGAAGTCCTCACCGAAGCTATCAAGACCATGCTTAGGTCTGTTGTAGTTGAGAACCCAAGACATAGGTAAGGTATCAAACAGTCTAGCCTTTATCTTTATACCAAGTAACTTCTCTAGTAAGGGTATGTCGTAGCCAATTATATTATGACCAATCAATCCTTGTTGAGATAACAATAGCTTACGCATATCATCATACTTGAATAGAGTTGTAGGGCTAGAACCATCAGCAGTATAAGATAGACAATGTATTTTAGTAGCATCTTCCAAAAGGTTATCAGCTTCTACATCGAATACTATCATGCCGCAATTTCACTCCTATTATATGGTGCATCTTCAGATAAGATCGTAGTGTCTGGATCGTAGTACACTGAACCTGCATTACCTAACTTAGCGAATGGTCTGTTCTTGTCAACAATAAAGTTTGTGGTATTTTGTAGCACCTCATCTTCAGTCTCGACATCACGTTCAATCTTAATACAAATGATTGCTTCTTCTTCTAGTGAAGCCGCATACTTTGTACGTCCATCATCATTCACCTGTGATATAAAGATCACACCAATGTTTAACTCCTTGGCTAACTGTGCGGCTCTTGAACCTAGTGTAGTAAGTACACTTGTAGCACCATCAACACCTGAGCTAGACAAGTAAGCAAGACGTTGCACATGGTCAATGAAGATAAAACCTGCACCATATACAGTAGCCGCAAGGCGTATGTAATCAAGTAGCTTGAGTGGATCATCATGCGACATCATCTCAAAGATAATAGTACGTTCACCTTTAGTCATCTCTTTAGCGGCAGTGATAACTTCTTGCTCAGACACATTGTTTTCTTTAGCATCATCTTTAGTCCTGACGTTGACACCTAGTTGATATGTAGCCATTGACCTGTAGGTAGTAGACTTCATCTCTTCCATGTGTAGTAAAGCAACACGACTCTCTTCGTCACGCAGTAGGCCTGTCTCGAAGTAACGTATCACCTCTGTCTTACCAGTACCTCTTGGTGCTTTGATGAATGTAATACCACCCTTGACCATACCTCTGATCTTATCATCAAGACCTGTATGACCTGTAGGTACATACTCGTATGGGTTCTCATTGAGGATAGCATCTTCTACATCTTGATCGGAACAGAAGAAGTTCTCTGGTGAGTAACGTTGAGGTTTACGTGCCGCCCACATTAGATCATCAGCATCACCTGACTGTAAGAAGTCATTGGCATCCTTGTGCTTAGACATTGGTACATACCAAAACTTATCAGGGAATGCAGCGTATAGTTTATCTGCAGCTCTACGTCCTGCATCATCAAGCTCACCTGCATAGATGATCTCTTTGAATGAAGATAGGTAGATGTGATTGTGCTTGATAAACTTCTCACCAATAGATGCACTAGGCAATGACTTAACTGGGAATGTCTTACCTAGTATTTGGTATAGACTTGCCGCATCAAACTCACCTTCAGTAAGGTAGATACGTTTGCTTGAGCCTGAGTTAAACTCTGGGCCAAACAAATGATTCATGCCCATACCTCTATCTTTAGTCCAAGTCTTAGACTTATCTGACACTAGCCTGTACTTGACTGTGTGTGGGTACTTGTACGCATACCTGACTGCCTCACCTTTATCACCAGTCTGTAATTGTATTCCAAAAAGCTCACAAACATCAGCGTCAATAGACCTGATACCATTGTAAGTTCCACCCGTTACGGGTATTTCCATAGGCTTTCTCCTTTCCTTGAGAGGGTACTCCTGCTTGACCCAATCATATACCTGTGACATATCCTTAGATGGATATGATCTACTACAAGAATGACATTGACCATAGCCATCATCATTCCAATTAAACGCATCACTTGAACCGCATTCTGTATACGGACAAGCTAAGTGTGGGTTATCTCCTGTCGCCATAAATTATATCCCTTATCATCTCATATATAAACATGATTGAAATAAAAGGCCACACAATAGCTAGCTTGAGTGTACCTTTATTGTTATCATCCATTGATTCAAACATACCTATGACTAGCATCATACCTAGTAGGTACATAATGACAGGTGGCCAGAGGTATAGTGTCATCCATCCTCTCCTTGTAATACGTAACGTACATAACGTTGACCTGTAACAGGGTGTTTCTTCTTCACACTAAGTATGTCGTGACCCAAGTTACGTAGCTCTTGTATACGTTTGGTTAAGCAACTGATGCTATAATCTATCATAGCCTCACGTACTGTAATACCCTTAGTTGTTCTAAGGTGTGTCATAATTAATTCATGTTGTGATTTACTCATCGTTTTTCCTTTCCGATTAGTTCTAGTTTAAATAGGCCTTCAGTCTGCCTCATGGAAGACCACAAGTCAAGTAATTGTTTATATGATATCTCAATTACCTGATGTGTATCTATATCTTCTACGTATTGTCTTAAGTAAACAACACCATTGTTCTCAAGATACATTTCAACATCATCAAAATTATTCTGTTCATCCATACTGGTGACGACAGAGTAATCCTTTTCAAATTCAACTGTGAACATTTGTCAATGCCTCCCATGAAACTGGAAATAGTTCAGACATCTTAGTACTGATTTGATCGGCGACTGTACGTGTCTCGTACTGTGTATCTTTACTACACCTAAGCTTACACATATCAGCAAAGGCATCGAGACTACCACTCCAATACCACTCAGTCATAGTGTTCTGTGGTAATACCATACGTGCTTGCTCTTCGCAAACACCAGAGTCAATCATATGTTTGTATAAAGATGTAACGTAATCTAATGTTGTACTAATATGTATATCACTTATGATAATACTTTCACTACTGCCCTGTTTCTTATCATCTACTTTAGACCTCCATGTTGTAGGTTCGAAGTACTCAGGCTTTGTTGATACATACCTACGACTTATCTCATTCCAACGTAGGAACTTATGCTTTACTAGCTGACGTGCAACAAACACTGGTGCTGATACATGGAAGGTAGCAAAGGCATGACCGAATGGGGACATGTGTTTATGTTTAGCTAGGAACTTAATAAGTTTAGTGTCACGTTTAGACAACTCATAGTAAATATCATCGTGACAACCCATCATGTCACAGTTAGGCCAGTTAGGACACGAATACTCTTCATACGTTTCCCAAGAACTGATCTTACCATAGCTAACTCTTGCCGCATTGACTATAGATAAATCACTACCCATGTGGTCAATGTAAATTGATTTTATTGATTGCATTATATTCTCCTCTCTTTAACCCAAAGTCTCTTAAGGCTTTTATGTCTACCACCTTTAGCTCCAGTTACTTGCCTGTTCTTTTGTTGTGTCCATTGATCACCTTCTTTATAAGTTCTCATGTTGAACACTTCACGCATCCTTTCATTCTCAGCTTTACACACTGATATGTGGGCTAGCCTTAGTCTATCTTGAACATCCATTATTCTTTACTCCTTCTACTTAGTGCGGACTTCGCCGCTTTTAAATTGTGTTTAACATATGGGTTAAGACTTGCCACATTCTTATGCCCTGTAACAGACATGATTGCAAGGTGGTCTATCTCACTGTCAATCATTTGGTTGATGGCTGTCTTTCTAAGATCACCCACACGTAGATCAGAAGGTAGCCCTGATAGCTCCTTGATCTCCCTGACTAGTACACCTGCAGAGGCATGATCAAACGCCCTGTATGCCCCATCTGAAGGCCTCTGAAAGGGTACTACATATTCTTGGAAGTCCCAGTCACCTTTCTGTTGTAGTAACATGGAAGTTAAAGGTTCTTCTAATGGTAGCTCAACTGTAGCACCACGTTTACTCTGACGTATCTTTACCATGTTGATATCAAAATGTATGTTGTCCCACTTAAGAGTATAGATATCAATAGGTCTTTGCGCCCACTCATAAGCCATCAGTACACACAGACCTATGTTCCTAAACTTAAAATCTGAGAAGGCTGTATCACAGAACTTTTCAACCTGTTCATTATTCCATATAGTTGAACGTGTCTCATGAGTTCTCTTATTAACATGGGTAACAGGGTTGTTGTTAACAATGTCTAGTGAACG